GATTGTTACAAGTTATTAACTAGTTACAAAACCAGTAGTCATATCACCTGTTACAGCAACTTCTAGTGGTGATACCCAAACAGGCGAGTCAGGTGATACAGTTGGAGAAATAGATGTTAAAAATCCAGTTCCTCTATACCATATACCTTCGTTGGCTGCTCCGGCTCTTGCTACAGTTCCTGCATCAAGTCCACCATTCATCACTAAAACCCATTGTACATAGATTTTGTTAGATGAAAGTCCATTTACACCATAAAATGGTGCACTAGCCGCTGTTGCGGTTGCATCACCAAAGAATACATCCTTGTCTACAACCATATTGGTTGAGATAGAATTATCTGCTGGTGTTGTGATTTTGTTCTGGTCTGTTGAGCAGAAATCTACCCAAGAGAATATACCAGTACTGTTATTAACAGTAATATCTTGTAAACAGACTACATCCAATGCATCTTCAGCAGTAACCCATGCAACGGAACCAGTTCCGTCATATAAGGCTGTTGTGTCTGTTGTAAGATACAGATGCGGTTGAAAGCCTGTTGTGTTTACGTCTATACGTGCCATGATTTGTCTCCTTTAAGATTGGTAGGCGTTATTAAATTCAAGTCGAGTTAAAGTAAAAGTATAGTTATGTATTTCACTTCTTTGTCCTATTGTCACATCTCTGTCAAATTCTACTGATGTATAACCATCAAAGAAATTAACATTTCCAGCCAAGTTGTTAATTGCATTTAGAATTACAGGTGCTTGAGGATCATTTTGAAAACTTATATAAAGAATATTAAATTGATCTTCTGCGTTGTACATAGATGCACAACTCTGTATTCCTAACTGATTTACTGTTCTACCATTTTCTGTTACATCGTCAACATAAAGACCATACGCAATGTTATCGTCTTCTGAGGGGAACGTACTAGACACTTCAATGATTGGTGTTTGTACTTTAGCAACTTCTTTTAAGTAAGTTACTATCCCTGCTTTGTTAACTAATGGTAGATTACCGAGTGCCACTTAGAACCATCTCCTGTTGTTGTTAAAATAGTCTGGATCTGCTGTCCAATTTTCTTCTAACTTAGTAGTTGGTCCATCAGGGGCATCCTGATTTAAATCATAAAAATTCATTAACTGTAGTGCTTTCTCCCATTCTCTCTCGTATCTTTCTAAAGCATGACCATAGTTAGCGGCGTCAACAGAGTTAACGTTACTAGTATCAGAAACAATACTCTCATAGAAGATTTTCACTGCCATAAAAGTATCGAGTCTGATTAATGTTTGATCACTCTTAATTAAAAGATTTGGATTGAATGCTGAGATCATTTGACCATTAGGTAAATTAGAGTATAGTGTCGCTCCCATTACAGTATCGCAATACTGCGGCCACCATCCAAACTCAAGTGTATACAAGATTTCTTGTGAACCTACATTAAAGTAAGTGTCCCAATCAATTTGCATTTGAGATGCACGGCGTTCAGCAGATGGATCATAAAAAATGATATCTGCTACTGTAGCATTTGATATTCTCTGAAATGGTACTGACATTATATAATTCCTATACTAATTTAATTTAACTTATGACTGAGCAATATTAATTGCACCACCACGTCTTACGTCAGCAACTCCAGCACCCATGTAAGCAAGTCCTGTTAACCACATTTGTAGTCCACCTGGCTTCTCACCCATTTTCACTTGAAGTCCTTCTTTTAGAACTGTGAAAATAGCAGTTTCATGGAAGTAACCACCGATTAAACAAGTTTGAGCAACACCATTAATAGTTCTTGGTGCGCCTGCGCCTGCTAAGATAGTTGTTAAGAAGTTACTAAAGATAACTCTACAACCATATAGGTTAGTTAGTGTACCTGTAGCAAGTAGTTCTTCACCCAATGTTGAGATTGCTGATCCACCTTGACCTGGTGCAGTTTGAATTGCTCCGCCAGATAGTTCAGATAATGCTCTGATCATTGATGATCCACTTTTACCTGTACCTGCCGCTGTTGTTGATCCGTTAGAATCTAAAACAATGATTGGTGTTCCAGGTAATTTAGCAACAACATAGTTTTGCTTAACGTTTTGTACAAGTCCTAAAACTGTGTTTGCATAGAACTCAGAGTCAGCCGCTACAGCACCTGCTGTATCTGCTTCTGCTAATTCCATTGCACTTAATGATACCATTTGGTTGAAGCCGTCAGAGCCGACTACTACAGTGTTCTGTGTAGTTGCTTTGAAACTTTGGAATGCTAAACACACTCTTTGGTCAACTTTCTCACCATATGATCCACCAAGTTCTTCACCGATAGTTGCCGCTAATTCAAATGATGTAGTCCACGAGTAAAATACATCAAATGCTGTGGCCGCTACTGTTGGTGTTGCTTGAATTGAACCCTGTGCTAATGCTGGGTTTTGTTCAACAGCACCACCTGCTCCGAAACCTGTTCCTGGTGCGGCTGCTGGATCGTAGTCCTGATATGTGATAGCCGCGAAGTTTGGAACTAAGTAGGTATCACCCTGATTTGGAGTTACAACTCTTGTATAGTCTACAAGACCTTGTGACTCATGCATTGCTTCCAATGCAAAGTTTGCGATTGCGGTAGTGAAGCCGTTTGCTTCATTATTTGCTCCGCCTAATACGTATGCCATGATTAATCTCCTTTAAAAATATTATAATTGGCTTAAACAATTAGTTCCGTTTAGGACTAGAATCAGAGACACTTACAGTCGAACTTTTTAGACCAACTCCACGTCCTAGACCATTTCTCATTTTCCAAGCCTTAAATTCAGCTGGGTTACGAGAAAAATCTGGAATGGCGTCTAAATCGCTTCCTGCAAATTTACTCTGTCCTGGTCTTAATCCAGAACCAGACTGAGTTGATGATGTTTGCTTAAGTAACTTTGGATTACCTTGTGCTACTTCGTCAACTAAATCTTTTAACGTAAGTGGTTCACCGTCTTGTCCGTATCGTTCTTGTCCCTTAGCGTTTACAATGCTGTAAGTTTTGTCATCATTCCATTGGATGTTAGACTTGACTTTCTGCAAAGCATATTCTGTAAGATCAGAATCGAAACGATCACCCATTGATTGCATGATATCAGATTCAAGTTCTTTACCTTTCAGTGCTGTCTCTTTTGAAGATAACTCTGACTGTAATTTTTGAAACTGTTCTTGCAAGTCATTGTTAGAAACAGAACGAGTCTGTTGCTCGGGTTGACGTTGCTCCACTGGCTGTACGTTGCCACCGACTTGTGTCTGTACTGCTTTCTGTTGTGCTATAAATTGCACTGCATCTTCGACTGAACTTAAGTTCGTGCCTGATGCTTTACTCAATGCATTTAAAATACCTTGAGTTTGCGATTTACGAATAGCACTTGGGTTAACTGTACTTTCACTTGAAGATTCGTTACTAACAACATTATTATCATTAGTTCCTACTGCATCTTCTTGCAGGGCTTGTTCGTTGCCACCGATATTTTCATCAATCATTAAATTCTCCTATTTTACGTAATAAACGATTCGATTGTTATTGTATTTAACGTCCAGTATTCTGACCGCTAATCTGTACTGCAACTGCTTGTTGCGTTTCATATGACGGACCAGTATCTTGTATTGCTACAGGAGTACCAGGGCCACTAGTGTCATATGCTTCTAAACTTTCACTACCATCATCTTCCCCTTCATAATCATCATTATAAGTAGGGATTTGTGATTGTAAATCACGGCTTAAAACTCTTTCATTGTCATCAGTCATCAACTGCTTCATAGCAGGATCTTCGACTGTATCAATAAATGCTTGTTCATATTGAGCAATAGATTCATCAGGTGCTAAGATAGCAATGATGTCTTTTGTTATCATGTCATTGACCATTGAGTTATCTGGTACTAATGCTTTTGCTTCTTTATAAACAGCAATTCTATAATTTGTGTCATGTGCATCATAATCAGTTGCATATAAAACTTCACCAGCCCAACGCATGTTCATAAAACGTGCGGCGTATGTAAAGATTTGTTCTTCTGCAACTTCCATAAGTCTTGCTTTTGCTTTTGCGACTCTATGTAATTGTTTGCGTTCTTCTATGATTGCAATACCTGATTGCACATTATGACGAGACATTCTTAGTCCACCTAAGCCTGTCAAGTTTTCTATTTGATCTAAAACTTCTTTTTGTTTTTCCATTGTCTTAGTAACATCACCTGTATCTACAGGAATAGTTTCTAATTGACCCTGTGTTGCTCTAACGATTGATCCTGCTTGTGCAGGAACTGATACGCCTTTGTCTGCTCTAATTAATGTCTTAGCAAACTGAATAGATGTATAAGCATCACATTCTAACTTGTAATACTCACGCATTGCATCAGAGGCTGAATCTATGTCTGATATACCATAGTCGATTGATCGAGGATCCATTTTAGCATATGCCATAAATCCTGGTATGCCCATACCTTCTGGATATGTGCCTTCACCGATTATTTCTGCTTCTTCGTCTTCTTGTGCTTGTTTGCTGACTTTGTAACTTGTCCAGTATGATGGATATTCTTGTGTACCTAAGTGATAACATTTAAAGTAGTAACACTCATCGTCTTCGTTCTCTAATACTTTACAATAGTTAAGTACAGGTCTGCCACCATAGATGTCATAGTCCCAATCCCATACTGATATAGGGTTGATTGCTACAACATATGGTCTGCCTAAGTTGCCTTCGCTTTCTTGTGGCATGTCTACAAAGACCCAACACTGTCCATAGATAGAAGTTAGATCGCCTACGTTCTCCATGAATGCATTCATTGATCTGTTTTGTAGATCAGCATCTAGTAACATAAGTTGTGACCATTCTATGTTGTCTGGATTGATTGCTACGCCTTGTGGTGTAGCAAACTTAAGATCACGTTTGATGCCTGGCTCAAACACTACATCGTTAATCGTATCAACGATATAACGACAAATAGGTTGTGCGACTGTGTTTTCGATTAAGTCTAAGTATAGATTTGAATCTTCTGATGGACGCTTTTTGCGTACATGCCTTTTAAATTGTAGTCCACCTAGATATGACACTTGATAACTCAGCATTTGAGGTAGCATTGCGGCATAAAGAGGACTTTGTCTGAGTAAATCTTTAGACTTCATAGATTAAGTTCCTAGAATGTAATGATCTTATTTAGTGTGAATATAGTATTTATAATTATATTATATTTTTTTATGTTTGCAGTTATCGTTGTGCCAACGACTAAGCAGTCCAGGCAAAGTAACCATATCGCAATGTTTGCATTTCATTTTTGCTTTTTCGCCAAACATATTGTCCCTTTGTTTGCTTATCATGTCTGCTGTATTCTCTTTGTGAGTGCCGGCAAACAAATGATCTGGGTTAACACACTTTGGATTATCGCATGTATGCAGTACGCATTTGCCTTTAGGTATCCAGCCATGCTTGATTTCATATGATACTCTATGTGTAGTTCTCATGCCATGATCTTGGTCTCTTATCATGCCATAGCCTATGTTGTTAAGTGCGCCTTGCCATTCCCAACAATCGTTTTGTGTTTTCTCTATGTTTCTGTAGAGTCTTACATCTAGTGGTGTTCTTATTGCCATTTTATTCCCCTCGTTTGATTTCTAGTTCACGCAATTTCTCAATTTTGTCAATCATCGTGTCTAGTTTTTTTGTTAATTTATCTTGTCCTTTTATTCTTGTATATTCATATACAAGAGCAGTTAGTTGTTTTTTATAGTGTGTGTATGTGTGATGATGTTGTAGAACTTTACCTGGTAATGATAAGTCATACATTATTTTACTGTATCGTACCATTCTTTTTTCTAAGTCTGGCAGACTGTCAAAGTCATTTGCTATTGTATCAAAGTCACTCATATATTATATTTATACCTAATAAAAAATAACGATTAAAAATAAAATATACTACCAAATGACATGATTAACTTCGTCATCTTTCTGACCCATAATTTCCTCCCATGTTGGTCCGCCTTTATATAGTGGACTATAAGGTGCGTGTTCTAAGCCTGGTTGCATAGTTGATTGTATTCTTGCATCTTGTCCTACGTACTCTGCGCCGCCCCAACTG